AATTGCTGGATCGTCTGGTAGCGGTTCGGTTTCCGCAGGACGGGCGTAAACGCCGGGCTGGTCGTTTCGATCCAGACGCCGGCGTCGGTCAGCAGGACCAGGCGCAGCCGGCATTTCGCAATGTCGGCGGCGATCAGCGTCACGCAGGAGAACACGGCCGGATGCCGTAGCACGTCGCCCGGCGCCGCTTGCTCGAGGTTCTGCTGCCAGGCGCCGGTGAACGGTTCGCGGATCACCGGCTGCCACCGCGGGACCGGCGCCGCCGGCGTCGCCGGCTGGAACACCGATCCCAGCGCCGATCGGATCGTCGCGACTACGCCCACGGCGTTACGCCGCCTTCGTGCGTCCGTTCGCGTCCGCGCCGGTCCCCGTGGGCGCCGGCCAGGCCGTGGCCGTCAGGTACTTGACGGCATTCGTGTTCGCGCGCGCCCAGTTCACGAATTGTTCCGCGCGCATCCCGATCGAATTCGTTTGCCAGAGCGACACATAGACGGTTGTGGCATCGGCCGGCGACGCCGGCGCGCTGTCCATCTGGAGGCTGGCCTGTTCGCTGGCGTCAATTTCGACGTTCGGATCGGAGGCGTACAGGACCAGATCCGGCTGCAGCGCGATCACGTTCGTCCCGGCCGCCGTGCTCGTGACGAAATTGAGGCCTTTCCAGGATCCCCCGTTGATCGTCACGCCGGGATACTGCGGCGATCCGTCGATGTTCGATCGGAACGAGAGACTGAGCGCGTTCGCCGGCGACATGATAAACGTCACACCGGTCACGTCGATATTGTTTGAGGCGAAGTGATTGATCAGGCCGAGAATATCGGCCATCGGGTTCGTGGTCGCCGCCGCCGTCGGCGCGCCGTTCGTGATCGAGGCCGGATTGACGCCGGCGACCGCGGCCACGGCGGGATCGATAAATTGCGCGTCCAGGAATTGCGCGATCCCCTTGACCATGTCATTCCGGACCAGCATCTCGGCATCCGGATTCGCGAGCTTGACGAGCTCTTTCGTCATGACGATGATCCCGGCCGCCTTCGCGTAGCCGAGCGCCACGGACGAAAACGCCAGTTTCGTCACCGGCTTGGGTTTCGCTTCCCCCACCCAGCCGTATGTCCCGCCGCCGGTTTGCGCCGGGACTTTCGTATTGAACGGGACCGTGCGGAGGTTCGGAATCTTGCCCAGGATGGTCGCCGGCCGCAGGAGCTCGATAAATTCGCTCGAAATGTTCTGATTGACCAGCGGCGCGGCCCACGTGGCATCGGTCGCCGTCCCCGGCGCGGTCGCCGCCTTCAGGAACAGCGCCACCTCCGGCGTGGAATCCTGCCAGCGCTTGGCGTACTCCACCGGATCCTGTTTCGTGGTCGCACAGACCAGCCGCGCGCAGGCGGCGCGGACAAACGCCATCCCCGGCGGGACGTTCGGCCGGACCGTGATCACCGGCAGCGCCGCCCGGCCCGGGACCACCACCGGGACCGGCTGCGCCGTCGTGATCTGCAGCTTCTCGAGCTCGCGCCAGCGCTGCAGATCGGCGTCCAGCGCCTTGACCTGGAGCTCGAGGCCGTCGTACTCCGTGGCCTGCTCATCGGTCAGCGTCGCCTGATCATCGGCGGCCGCCTTCATGATTTCGCCCAGCCGCGCCGCCAGCGCCCCGCGCTTGTTCTCGAGCGCCCCGATATGTTCCGCCGTGGTTTGTTTCATGGCTGTACGCTCCGGGCGCTGCTGCGCCGCTAACGATTTGACGAGTCGGATCGAGGCGTCCGCGTTCGCTGGAATCGACACCAGCGACACCTCACAGATTTCACTTTTGAGAAATTTCCTGGCGCCGCCTTGTAGATATTGAATCGCCGCGGCCGCCACGCGATGGCCGATCGAGATGCCGGTCAGGACGCCGGCTTTGATCGAGTGCCAGGCCTCATCGGTCCGCGTCTGCAGCGTCCCCGGTTCGGCGATCGTGGGAATGGTCGCCGTGAACATGATCCCCTGCGGCGTCGCCGTCAGGACCGCGCTGCCGATCGGCTGGCGCTGATCGTGGTGGAGCAGCAGCGGGACCGGATTGCGGAACGTCACGCCGGCCGGATCGAGGATGTCCCCGTCGCGGTCCAGCTGCGGCGTGGAGGCGATCCCGGAAAACGTCCGGACCGCGCCGGCTGATACGGATTTGATTTCGAGCAGCGAATAGGCGCGGTCCATGCGGCGGCGCCTGATAGGGAACCACGGACCGGCCCGCGCGCGAATTGTTTAGTTGGACAATTCCCCGGCGCGCGTCAATTCCTCGAGGCGCGCGGCGGCCACCTTGCAGACATAGGCCCGATCCAGCAGCGCGGCGCGATCGGCCTCATCCGGCGTATGCGCCGCGTCATTCTCCAGGTACCGCGCCACGCGCTGCAGGCGCGCGACTAGGTCCGCCGGCTGCTTCGCCATCAGTCCGCGATCCGGATTTTCAGGAGCTCGCGCACCGTCGCCGAGACACTGCGATCGGCGGCCTTCGCGCGCTGAATCAGCGCCTCATGCACGCTGGCCGTCACCCAGACGGATACGCTGCTATGCGCCTCGAGCGCGCGCGGACGGCCTGGTCGCCGGCGATCGGCCGGTGGCGCCTTCGGCATCAGCCGCCGCCAAAGACGAGCATCGAATACCGCGGCGGCGGCGGCGTCACGATCCGCCGCGCGTTCGCCATGACGAGCGCGCTCACGCCGTCAATTTTGTCTTTCGCGTTGTCTTTATCCAGGCGTACCTCCTGGTTTCGGCCGGTCCGCAGGACCGTATTATCCAGCATCCAGGACAGGATCCGGTTGTCGCCGTGGCGCAGCTGCTGATCGCTAATCAGTTTCGCCAGCGATCGGATGGACTCCGACAGCGCAAAGCCCTGCGGCGTATCGACCGCGACCAGGCCGGCGCCCTGGAGATGCAGCGCGAGCTGCGAGGCAAACCGCCGATCGTAGGCAATCTCTTTTATGCCGGCGGCGCGCGCGTCGGCAATCACCGCGGCCTCGAGGCGATCCAGATCCGTCGTGTCGCCGTCGGTCACCTCGAGCAGCCCGGCGCGCCGCCATTCGTCATACGGCCGGTTCGGGTACTTCGTCAGCGCCGCCTGCGGCAGCCAGCAGCGCAGCTTGCAGGCGAGCGTCCCGTCCTCGAGCACCCACAGCCGCACCCAGGCCGCAAAATCGTCATTCAGGCCCAGATCCAGCCCGCCGAAACACGGCCGGCCGGCGAGCTCCGCGGCCTCGACCATTGGCGGCGCCTCCCGCCAGCGCGCCAGATCCCAGGCGGCGGCGTGGCCCGTGGTCCAGACACAGAAATTCAGCCGTAAAACAAGATTTGTTTCAGCGGGAATGTGGCGCGCGGTCGCCACCTGATCGTCCAGATAGGCCTGGTGGATCGAAATGCCCAGATTTGGATTCGACTTGATATGACAGCGGCGATCGCTCAGCGGATCCTCGCCTTCGTCCAGCGCGCAGACATACGCGAACCACCGATCATCGATCACTACGTCCTCGAGCACCCGGATCGAATGTTCGTGATGCTGCCAGCAGATCGAGGTCCGATCGAATCCGCTATTCGTGATTTCCGCGAACAGCGCGTCCTGGTTCCCTTTCGCGCCGGCGCGGATTTTCGCGACCGCCTCCGGCGTCCGATGTTCGTGGAGCTCATCGATCAGCCCCATATGCGGCCGCGTCCCGCTGCGGGCGCCCTGTTCGCGACTGAACGGCCGGAAAAAACCCAGCCCGTACGCCAGGTTGCTCACGTGCTCGAGGCCCGTCTTTTTGATCCGCGCGGCGAGCGCCGGCGACGCATCCACCATGCGGACCGCGTCGCGAAACATGATCAGCGCCTGATCGCGGTCCGACGCCGCGGCGAACACCTGCGGCGCGCGCTGGCCGTCCGCCATCAGGCCATACAGCCCGATCGCCGCCAGGAGTGGCGTTTTCCCGTTGCCCTTGCCGATTTCCAGATACGCGGTTCGATACCGCCGGTGACCGTTGGCCAGGCGCCAGCCGAAAATCGATCCGACAATGAAGGCCTGCCACGGCTGCAGCAGGAACGGCAGCGCCGCGCCGGCGGCGTCGCCGGTATCCGGCAGCCGGACCCAGCGTTCGATAAATTCGATCGCATGATCGGCGGCCGCGGCGCTGAACCGGATCCCGCGCTTGCGATTGCGATCGCGGACATGGCGCGCGGCCGCCAGGCGGACATACGGCCCGGCGATCGTCGTGCCGTCGATCACGGATTGTGCGTACAGGTCCGCCCGATGCTGCAGCGCCGGCGGCCGCCTCGAGCTCGAGGCGCGCCTGGTCCGTGTCGCCGTCGCCGTCATCCGTGCGCCACCGGCGCGGCCTCCCAGCGGTTCGGCGCGCAGGTATAGCCGCAGACCCCATCAGGCGGACAGGCCTGATCGATCAGCAGCTTGACCGGCAGCCCGTCTGCGCAGATCGGCGTGATCGTGATATTGAACGGTTTCCGCAGCGCGCAGCCCGGCAGCGCAGCCAGGAGCAGCAGCGCGATCACCCGGCCCGGCATAGGTTGACGTTATCCCCGTTATCAGACCTTCGGCGCTATTTTCGCCCGGCTAAAGCGAGTCGCATCGGCGGGGTGATGCAGCGGTTCCAGTCCGCTGATGTCGCGCAAATACTGACGGGCCAGCAGCGCCAGCGCCACGCATCGCGCCGTGTATTCCGCCGTGCCGACGGCTTCGTCAATGGCCTTGCTCAGATCGCGCATGTCATCGAGCAGGCGGTCGTGCTTCGTGTCAGTCACCGTGCCCCCGTGGTCAGCCGG